CTCCCACGGCTGGCCTCTTTATTTTAAAATCCAAGCTCTCGCAAAATCTGCCTTTTTAGCAATGGATCGCCTTCTTTTAATTCGCTCTCAGTGAGATTTAACCACCTTTTCTGAGTGCTTTCTAAGTGAAGTTTGTGCTGATATATCCATTCACGTCTAATACCTAATTGGCGAGCTACTTCTGTTTTTGTAATCCCAGGTTTTTGCAATGCTTGTGCTACAAACCAGCACTTTAGCGATGACAGCCCTGGGCTTCCGTTATTGTCAATCCCCATTATTGATGAACGCCTAATTTCTTCTTTAGCAAACGCATACTGCTCTTTCCGCATTTGGAGCGATTCGAGATAAGTGAATCTGGATGTGAATATCTCACTGTCTTCCCCAGTTTCTGAATCTTTTTCTAACCTGTCGCCTGTATTTAGACCTTGATTTAAAACGACAAGTCTTATCCTGGCTTCCTTACAATATGCTAAAAAATCGTCAAATTGTTTATCGTTAATGACAAGTCTTGATACATTTACAATTACTAACCGACTATTTGTCATTAATTTCTGCAAAAGACCAATTTCATCTAACCTGGTCGCTACTACAGATTTTGACTTTAAGCACACTGCACTGTCAGTGAAGATCTCATCCACCCCGTACTCTTCAAGCCTGCTGATTTGCAGTTCTTTGCTGAATTCAGCATTTTCGATGTTTGATAGACGGACATAGCCGATTACTTTTTGTGTGCGATAAGTGGTCATTGTTGTTTCCTTGACTGGCAGTCATGTTACCTTAATGTTTTCTTATTTACAAGCTTTTTCTTCAGAAAACGTATTTTTGTAGAGAACAAGGATACTTTGGATGCGATTATACGCGATAAACTCGTTATGTGTGAGCTTTCGCATATTGTTTAGCCTTTTATATTTTGAATGCTCCTGTCTAGCTAGCTCCAAAATTCCCTTGTCATCTAGTGCGATAAGTTGTTGAAGTGTAAGCGCCCTTTTTTTCATTTTATTATTCCTTCCACGATTATAAATGATGCTGTATTATATAACTTTACCTAATGGATAACAACACAGATGCCTACTTTTGTCACAAAACTTACGATTAAATCTGATGAGCTAAAACAACTTACAGAAGTCGAGCGAGCGCGGTTTAAAGCTGTTGCTGAGTCTTATTTAACGAAATGTTCAGGTATTGAAGTGAGCAAACCTGCTAAAGAACACTGCTCACAAGCTCTTTACTTGAGCGCAAAAGGCTACACCTGGCAACAAGTTCTCTGCGTTTTAGGGTGGAGTGAAGACCAATTTTGCGAGTTTAAAGACAATTTTCATGAGATTAAGTTGCTCGATGATGCCTGTAAATTATTATTTAAAGCTCATTTAGATAGTCAGCTTCAGCTAGCTACTACAAGTCCTGACATTAATTTGAACGCGATAAAGCTTCAGATGCGTCATAATTCAGCTTACTTTAATGAGGATGTTGTTGATATAAAAGAATTCGCGCATCTTTCTACTGAGGCCAAGGTTGGTCGAATCATAAATCTTATGGCTAAAGGTCAAGTGAGCGTAACTCAAACTAATAAATTGCTTGAATCGATGGCCAAACTAGAAGAACTCAGCCAGCTCCCTAAACTTGAGAGAGAAATGACTGAGATTAAAGAGAGACAATATGCTCTAGGGCTTGACACCTCCTCCAAGTGATATAGGGTCTTCCAAAACTCTTAAGATTTGAGTTGTATGTAGCATTTTTATTGCTAGAGTTGTCGCTTTTGCGTTATGCGTCCACACCATTTGATTGAATCGGCGTATATTTGCCCAATCCTGGTGAAATGCTTTCCATGAGCGCCTTAAGCTGTCGAGTTTAGCTTTTATTTCTAGTAGATTGCCTTTGATAATTTTTAAATCTGTCGAGTAAATCGCTTGAGCTAAATCATAGTGAGCTAATAACTGTTTTTGATAATTATCAATTTCCCGTTCACTAATTTTTAAATTTAGCTGCTCGATTGGCATATGACCTGCCGTTGATTTGTCTTCTAAAATTTTATCCCATAAATCGCTTTTAACTAGCTCCATAAATACCTCGCTAAGACTGCCGCCATTATAATCCCTAGTGTTTTCCCTATTCGCGCATTTCTTTTCGCTCTTTGGGTTGCTAAATAATCATCATGAATTAAATGTTCGGGATGACTCTTATTAAATAAATCAAAATCCATCGTTCGTTATCTCCTTGGCTATAATTTGTCTAATTGTTTTAATACTTCTCTGACATCTTCTAATTTAATATGTACTGCACGCGTTGTTTTCTCTTTTGTTAAATCTTGCCAATACCCGCCCTTTTGCAGATTCGTTAAGAAGTTACGCACAACTGCTCGCTCACTCAAAGTGCATCGGACTGCAATGTGATGCGGCCTATACTGTGAGGCAATTTTACCAACAGTGGTACGTGCTCCTTTCATTACCATGTAAACCTGCGCTCCTTCATCGTTTATCTTTGCTGTTATCATTATATTCTCCTTATTAATTCACCAAAACCCACGCGCAGGACATGGGCTTTAATTAATTAATGTTTAACTGCTTCGTCTTTCTCGCATGTCGGACACTCTTTTACAAGAGCTTCCCCCATACATTTCCATTGCGAGTAAGTTATGACGTTAAAAGATGTAAGCTTGCCCACCTTTCCGAGTTCACCATCTCGGTCTTCGATAACAAAAACAGCATCCTTATTATCGTGAGATCGAGTTTTCGTAAAAGTTCTAATGACTCTAACCCAATCTTCACTTAATTCATGAATCGACGACGGTCGCTCTTTAAATAATTCTGATTTTAGAGTGTCTACCATCCTTTTGACCATCTTTGGTACTGCCTGGTCATCTGTTTGTTTAGTTTTCATAATTTTCCTCCACTTTTTTTAAATTTATAAATTGTTACAAAATCGTCTCTATATTTCTGATGATCTTTTAGAAAATCTAAGACAGCACAACATTTTTTAATACAAACTCCATATTCTTTAGCTGATTCATAAAGTTCATTCGGATCTCTTTTACCAATGATGTTTTCCGCGATGTACTCTTCGTCATTATTTGTGTAATTATTCATAATTCTTTATCCTTAATCAAAAAACAATTCTCGCAAATGAGTTTCATCTAAAGAGTACTGTAAAAGCAACTCATCTAATTCCACGCGCTCGTATTCTAATTGATAGTTATCATGTTCGTTCATTTGTTTTCCTTGGCTTATTTAGTTCTTATACCTAGAAAAGCCCCAGTTAAGGAGCTTGTTTTGGTGATTTGGTTGAGATTTAGACGGTCGGTTCAGCTAGTGCCAGTATTCTGAAATAATTAGGGGTGAATAAACCGATAGCTACATACTTAGAGCTAGAATATGCTTGTGAACATTTCATTAACTCTTGCTGTAGTAGGTTCAATCTCTCTTGGCCAATTACTTCTTTAGTTTCGATTTTGATGCTATTGTGTCTACTGAATCGTTCTCCTCTCACACTCGCTTTGATGTTTTTGGCTTTCAAGATTCCTCTAATTTCAGCTGCACATCTTGCTAATTCACTTTTCATTTTGTTATCCTTGGCTGTTTTGTTATCTTCAATGCAGACTATTCTAAATCATGCAAATCTAATTGTCAACACAAGTAACAACTTAAAGCACAAAATGTTATAAAAAATAGTTTACACACAGCTTGTATTTTTTGACATTCTTTATATAGGCGTTGATTTTGCTCAGAAAAGCTGTAATAATACTTCCCAATCAGTTTGTGCGCTTCATCGCGAAATTTCAAGTCCAAATTTTTACGTCGAGTTGACCTAAATCCGTGAAAATCGGCCATTTATCAGCTAAGTCGACCAACTATAGCCCCATCGAAAAACCGTGATAATTGTGATTATCACAGGTAGGGCGCTTTATACCATTACATTGGCTTTTCTTATGTATATCTTAAGGATAGCTTATGAGTTAGTCACTTACCTTGAATCAGTAGGGGTTTGACAACCACTTTCAGCACAGTTCTAAGACCTTTATATTCTTAAGGTTTCTTAAGGCTCATCCTTCTGACTCACTATAAGCTCCCTAACTCTTAAGGAAATATTAATAAAAAGAGTCCCCCAGCCCCCCTTGGTGGGGCGACTACTTCCGACTCCCGATCCACTCGAAAAAATTCTACCAAAAAAAATTGAAATTCAGATAAGATAAGTTACCCGACTTAAGAGCGCCGATTATACCACATCTGTTTTATTTATTTGGGCAATTGCCTACGTTTTCAGGTAATTACATAAAATAATTCTTTAATTACAGGCAAACGGCCTCTTCCCAGAAGCAATCCATACAGATGTGCGATCCTTTAATAAGACAAAGCAATTCGTCCATAGTCTTTTTGCAGCACTTGCCACACACATCGACCTTTTTCTCATTTAAAACTCCCTCTTCATTAAGATATTCCCACTTTAACCTTCCCATATTAGCTCTCCTTTTGTGCGCGTCGGGGTTTGTGTTCTCTTTTTGATGCTTTTCCGCATTTGTCTATTCGGATTTCCCTACTATAAAAGTCAATTGCCTCTAGCGCGTGGACATTAAACCTGGCGACAGTATCTTTTAACTTTAATAGCTCAGGGTATTTGGGGCTTCCGTGATCGAAGAACTCCATAAAGTAGCTGAGTCTTTCGCTCAATTCTCTAAACAAACGCAGGGTTACTATATATGTACCTTCTTTTATCTCTTCTTTTTCTTCTTGCATAATTTAGTTTTGTTCTTTGATGGCCGGTTTTTTGTAATGTCTTTACCAGTGAGGTAAGCCTTGAGCATAACGAATGAATTATCCCTGGAGTTACAGCCTTTATTGCGTTTACTTAATCTTGTCATTATCGCCTCCTTGTGCGCGTGGCCGTTTGCTGTTTATCTCAGCCCAGACCTTTCTAGCTCTCAAACACCCGAAATATTTGTTGGCAAGAGATTGGTACTCCTTATATAGGCGCGTTTTTTCTTTAAAAAGGACTTGGTCTGCATCGATCTCGGCCTGTGATGGATATAACGTGTTAGGTTTTCCGTAATGAGCCCATATATACTTCTTAGAGAAGACTTTTAATTTAACATCAAGTACTGCTATCCGCTTTAAGTTGTCTGACTTGACTTTAAACATACGGTCTTTGAAGCCTGACTCCTCCATCTCCTTGATAGCTGCCTCTACATCCCTCTGAAACTTAGCAAATAACTTCCAGGGCGGCTCAATATCTATCTTACCAAGTTCTGCAGGTGGCTTTTTGTGTTTTTTTATTTTCTTAGGCATTACTTAGCACCTACACCTTGAACTTATTGAAACCCCTTGCTAGAATTAAGTATATTAATCCTTCCACGGTTTAATAGATGGCAACATTGACAAGAGGCTGGATCTCCGGTTAAGAAAATAGTCCAGCATGGTATTTACCTTTATCCCCAGCCTCATTGTTAACTGCCACGGGCTAGATGATCGTTTAGTTCGGTTAATTCGCTCTTCATAGAGTTAAAACAAGAGATTGCCCACTTGATTTCAGTTCGTAATTCAATTAATTCCTCTTCAGTGAACTTCTTATTAATAGCCTCATCATGTAGGCGCTCACTAAATTCACCAAAATAATAAATTATATTACCACGGATAAAAGTTAAAGCTTCAGGCCAGTCCTTATTCTTTGACATGCTTCATCTCAAGCTCAATACCTTCCCAGTGCTTTGAATCCTCTTTAACCTCGGGCGCGTGGTCGTTGGGGTCTTCCTCCATTGACGGCTCACCATACTGTAGTTCGGTGTAGGTCACTGCTAATGACTCCTTAAATCTGTTAATTACTTTTAATAGACTGTTTACTTCTTCCTCAACTTGCTCTTTTACTAGCTCACCAACGGTGCAATCCCCCAAACAAGCATTTCTAATAACACGCGAATGGTTAATTTGTAAATAATTTAGCACTTGGACCTTTATTAACTGAATAGGAGTGACTAAATCATCGAGAGCTATGTCAACATCGTGCATATCATATCCTTATGATCTTGTTTGTGCGCGTGGGAGTGGTGGGAACGTACAAGCCAAGGAAGGGAAGCACGCCCCCATCCACATAATACCCAAAATTTCAGATAGTGTCTTCTTTTGATGGGGTTAAGGGAGCAATTTTAGCAAAAGCCTCAATTTGCCTCTCAACATTAAACTTTAAACTGGTTAAATGGGCTACGCTACTCTCTATGTGTTGATGAACCGATCTAAGTTGAGCTCCTATTTTCCCAATTCTTTCATACTCATTGCTCAATTCCGTTAACTGGGAGTGCATTTGTGTTATTTGCATAATTAATTCCTTGTAATTCTATCCTTAAATTTGCATTAAGTTCAACAGTTAGTCAATCCTAAAAACGGCCTTTCAATATTAGACAAAACGACATATACTTAAGGCATTCTTAAGATACGGGCTGGCTTATGACTACTAGACTCGAGAAAATCCGAAGTCGTGCAGGTGGCAGTAATTATGGGAAGTATAAAGGGAAGAATATGCAATTTGCAGGACCAAGTGGTGGATCTCCTGCTAGAACATATCCAGTCACTAATTCTGAAGGCAAACTAGATCCAGGTAGAGTTCGAGCAGCACTGGCCTACGCTCATAATGCACCAAACCCATCAGGTATTCGCAGAGGTGTTGCGAGAATAGTCAAAAAAGATGGAGATGGAAGCTTAGCTAAACGAATTTTATCCAAAACAAAAAAACGTTAGAGAGGGAAAACTATGTCTTTAGCTCGCAAGGTAATTGAACGTCGTCGCAAGCAATCCGCTTACCCTGAGAAAATCGCATTAGGGGCTGGAGTTTCAGCAAGAAATAAAAAAGCCTGGAACGATACCGGCGAAAGATTAGATGGCCCGTCGGATGCTCCTCAGCGTTGGGGAACTCACGGCCATAAAATAAGTGAAAAAGCCTCAGACATGCATAGAAAGCATATGGTTGAGAATAGAGAGGCCAAAACTCAACGACATACAAGAAAACGCCGCACTATACGTGGGGGAACTCACGGAAATGAATATATGCCACCAGAAACGCGTGGCGAACTCTAATTGTTAACTTTAAAAGCTTTACGTAGAGAATTGGGGCGAGTCAAGGAAGCTATTGATAACGCCAATAGTAGTATTGAGGTAATAGTTGCGAGGAGTAAATGTTTAAAAGAGCAAGAATTGCGAGACTTAGAGCAAAAGCATGGGCAGAAAACTGCATGGATATATGTAGTCGCACCATACAAATTTATAAAGCCCAGAAGAAACATCAAGAAACAAGCCTCCCGTATAGAACGATATACATATGCTTTAGAGGCGGGGTACGAGCGCAGTGGCAGAGGTTCTTAGACTATAGATTTACACATGTTTTTATGTTGTCGGATGTGGTGGATCAAAAGTTTGGGACCGGGTTATTACAGACGGAGTTTTTGTACTCACATATAAACACTCGTCATCTGCCTGTCGCATCGATAGAGGCTTATTTACAGGAGTTAAAAAAGGCCGGGGTGTTAATTGTGAAAGTAAATCCAGCAAGTAGAAGGAAAGTTATAGCCAAGTTATGGCCAGGGGTTCTTCCATATAACTGTGTTTCCTTGGTCAAGCATTATGTTGGAATCAGTAAGCCATTCGTGCTTACACCGAAACAACTTTATAAACATTTAGCTTTAGAAAAGGCTATGGGAGACAACAATGGGTGACGACGACAGTGCAATGCAGGAAGCTATGCGCAAACAACAAGAAGACCTCGACCGGATGCAAGAGGAAGAAAAGCGAAAGAATAAACTTGCTCAAACGAAAACACTTAAAAATATAAGAACGTCTGCTGGCGGTGGTAGCGGTTTCAGTTCAGGGAATAGAGACACACTGGGATGAAACAACTAAGTAAGACCGAATTACTAGCTCGATATAATAGCGCAAAATCCCAGTCTGACAAATGGATGAGTCAACTTCAGCAGTCGTATGAGTTGGTCATGCCTAATAAAGCTGAGTTTAATATATTTCGAAGGATACAGGGAGGACCAAGGACGCAAAAGGTCTTTGATGCTACGGCTATCACGGGTTTGAAAAAATTTGCTGCCAATATTCAACAAATGTTAATGCCTAACACCACTTACTGGGCAAAATTCAAACCTGGACATAAGATTTTGGAAGGGTCAGGTATTAGTGAGAAAGAAGCTCAAATAGAATGTAATGAATGGCAGAAGAAGTTTTTTATTTCCTTAAATAAATCTAATTTTTCAAATGCAGTTTACCAAAGCATCATGGAGATGGGAATAAGTACGGGTGTTTTACTTATCCAACCAGGCACCAAGGATGACCCTTTTATATTTAAAGGAGTGCCTTTACATCAGGTGTCTATTGAGGCCGGAGCTCATGACACTGTTGAAAATGTGTTTAGAAAATACAGGTTACCTGCTCGGGCGATCCAAGAGACTTGGCCAGATGGAGAATATACTCCTTCGCAGCTTAACCTTTTTGAACGTGCGGCTAGCGACGACCTTGAACTTATAGAAGGGTGCGTCTACGAACCTAAATTGCCAGGTAAAAAGAAATACTGCTTTTTTGTTTTATTAGAAGGTAGTGATGATTTTATAATTAAAGAGTATCGTGCTTGGTCTCCTTGGGTAGTGTTTCGCTGGAATGTGTATGCTGCCGAAACGTTCGGACGAGGGCCGATCATGGACCTTCTCCCTTTTATTAGAGAGCTAAACCAGCTTGCTCAGTTCGACCTTCAAGCGGCAAGCTACAATGCTAATCCTATCTTTATGGTGGCTGCTGGGTCAGAGGTAAACCCTTATACTGCTCGCATTAGTCCTGGGTCAATAATTCCTGTACAGCAGATCGCGCCAGGCGTAACACCTATTCAGCAATTACAGATCCAGGGGACACCAACATACAGCCAATTAACCAGGCAGGAGTTAGTGCAAGCGGTCAATGATGCTCTTAATACTAATCCAATTGTACCTAATACATCTGCAGACAAAACAGCCACAGAGATTTCAGCGCGTCAAGCGGAATGGTTGCGACAAAATCAGGCAATGGCCGGAAGATTAGAAAAAGAACTATGCAGACAGGTAGTAGAAAAGTGTTGGAGAATTCTTCATTCATTTGGTGTGGTTCCTATCCCTGAGATAAATGATAAAGACATAAGTGTAGAGTTTGAGTCAGCTATTAAGGATATGCAAGGATTGCAAGAAGCTCAAAAGGCTGCCCAAGCTACACAGATGATGGCTCAGATTCTCGGACCACAAGGCGCTACCGCTGGAATAACTCACGGATATCAAACAGAGGAAGTAGCTACTTGGATTTTAGAAAAACTAAATGTAGACCCTAAGATTATTCGGGATGAGTTATCGAGAAGAAAACAAATGCAGTATATGCAGCAGCAAGCACAAGTACAACAGCAGCAGAGTGGGGCAGTCCAGGCTCAAGCTAAGCAGTTACAAGACCAGGCTCAGTCTACGGACAATCAAACAGCAGAGGGTAATATTTAGTGACTAATGTTTTGAATGATTATTTAACAGAATCTGAAGAAAATCGATCAAAGGTTGACAAGCAGTATACCGACGCACATGACCGAATTTCTCGATGTACGTATGAGCTTTTCTATAAAACTCCTCACGGAATAGAATTAAGAGAATGGTTAGAGAAAGTTTTGAAATATCTATGTGGTGACAGTGCAAACTTCGCTTATGTTCAAGGACAGCAAGATATGATTCGGACTTTATTAGGTTATGCCGAAACAATTAAACGTCAAAATAAGGAATAAACAATGGGCGAAGAAGCTATTGGTACAGTAGGTGAACATTCATCTTTAAGTGATGATCCAGGTGTTGCTTTAACTGAGTTGGTTCAGTCGGAAGCAGACCCTATTGCTAAAGGAAACAACAATGTTCATGGTCAGCCAGGGTCAAGAGACGAATGGTTTTGGTCTGATACGGAGAATGGGTCTGTTGCGGGGAAAGGAGAAGCCCCAGAATGGTTTAATTCAAAGACATTTAAATCGGTTGAAGAGCAGGCCAAGGCTCATGGGGAATTACGGAAGTTGTATAATCAGAAAGTGAAGGGCTTGAGTGGCGCACCTGAAGAGGGCTACCAATATGAAATGCCTGAAGACTATACTTCGAAAGACTGGAAATATAATACTGATGATCCTGGTTACCAAGACTTCCTGCATTTGGCCAGGGACAACGGGTTTTCACAAGAGCTGGTAACTGAAATGACCGACATGCTTGTAGAAAATTCCAACATGCAAAAAGAGCACAATGCTATGAGGCATGATGAGCAGGTTACTGAGGAAATGAACAAACTATCCTTGGGAGATACTGATGCGTTTGAGTCAGCAATAAGGAATGCAGCTAATAATCCTAATGTTCAAAAAGAAGATTTAAACGTACTACTGGATAACCTTAATAACGCAGAAGCAATACGAGCCTTCACATCTTTGATGAATGAGCATAGTTATAGCCACTTACCTGGACCTGAAGTAGGGGCAGCTCCAAACATGGAAGACCATCAAAACCATTTAAGAAACAGATTATCTGATTTAACAAAACTAAGAGGGACAGCAAGAGAAAATGCAAAACGCCAACTCTATAGAGACTACGAAGCCTTATATCCCGGCGAAAAAAGCTTTGGTTGACATTCTCGCTAAAAAATCATCGAAAGCCTCACCGAGAAAAAAAGCAGATTCAAAGTCAGAAATATTATTTAATCTTGCCATTGAGCACTTAGAGCTGAGAACTGATAACGAATATATTCCTTATTTTCTTCTTGATCCTGCCGATAAAAAAAATAATGTTTTCGCAAACGTCTTTATAGCTAAACATTGTCGAAATGCGTATGCGGGCTTATTTATTAAATTTACGAATAAGGATAAATATCTATTAACACTTAAAGAAAAAGAATGGACAAACCTATTTAGACAAAAAGGTTATGCCTGTGTAGTTATCAATAAGATTAATCAATTTGATCGATGTATTGAAGCTTATAAGCATACTATTGGTGTCTCTGGGTACAATTACTTTTTCTCAACTTATGAGAGGGCACATTTATAATGAGAGGTAAAGTGAAGTGGTTTTCAAACTCAAAGGGATATGGATTCATAACTGATGAGACAACAGGAAAGGATGTGTATGTTCATTTTTCAGATATCAAAATGAATGGATTCAAGAGCCTTACCGAACATCAGCGGGTTGATTTTGAATTAATCAATACAGAAAAAGGACTTGCCGCCAAAGAGGTATTTGTATCTTAAGGAAGTCTTAAGCTATACTCTACAATAAGGACGCACTATGCCTAACCTTAATCTATTTTAAGGATCGGACAGAGAGACTCGGCAGTTAGCGACTAACTCTTGAAGAAGATCAAAACAAAATCTTTTTTAGGAGAAAACTATGCCAGCTTTATTAAGTAACGTCGCAATCCAGCAATTCCATGATCAGTTCACCAACGCATATCAAGCCGCATCTCAGTTGGCCGACACATGTCAGACAGTTAGCGGAGCTCGTGGGTCAGCATACAACTGGCCATTGCAGGGTGATGCGGCAATGGAATTACGTAATGCGTACCAGTCATTAATTCCTGTAGCGAGTAATGACTACGCCCAAGTCCAAACTTCTTTCGAAAACTATATTTTAAACTTGCCAGTTGACATATTTCAGCAAGCTGAATTAATTATTGATACGCTCAGCCAGCTCGGCATTGTCCACGCTAAAGCAGCGGGCAGAAGGGAAGATCAATTCTTGCTTAATGCTCAATACGCAGCGGGTAATTTATTTACTCCTCCTGTACCTGCTGGTGGTGGTAATAAGTTGCCAGATCAGGAACCTCCTGGACTTGTACCAGGGAATTTTGGTGCAACAGTTCCCGCCATTACCGCTGTAAACTTAAATGTGGCAAAGATTGTTAGAGCCGCTATGATTATGGATGAGAATAACGTTCCTCATGACGACAGGTACTTGGTTGTTAACGCAAAAATGATCGGCGCGTTAATGAATGACGGGGATAAGCCTACCAATATTCTTTATAACAATACGAAGAATTTGATGCAAGGCGGAGTTGATACTTTTATGGGCTTTAAAATTATTTTGCTCGGAAACAGAACTGAGGGGGGCATCCAACTTAGGCCTGACCCAACTAATACAGATTTACCTGATCCTGTGATTCCAGGAACTCAAACAGGGAGTACAGCCTCTGCAATAGCTTGGCACAAAACCTCACTTGGGTCAGCTTACGCACTTAATCCTGTGACAGAGGTGGAATGGTCGCCTACACATCAGAGTTGGCTAACTATATCCCGACTAAGAATGGGAGCTTCCAACCTACTTGGTCATGGTGTTGTCTATATTGACTGTAATGATAGCGCTGGTCCTTTAACCCCGTAACCCACAATTCATAGCCCCTTCGGGGGCTTTTTGATAGGAGATAGATATGACATTTAATAATAAAGCCTTTGTCAGATTAAGTGGCGGGGAATGTTCAACAGACATGGATGGGGCTACCATTAATTTTGGCTATCAGAGTACGGACAGTATGGGGACGATGACCGCTAATACTGGTTATTTTAATGAAGCTCGCCCAAACTTTAAGTTCGGAAGCCTTATCCAGCTGCTTTCCGTTAATCCAGGTGTGGTTCCTCCTGTCGCGGAAACTAAGGTTGTCTATGTAAGTTCACCGGAGCCTACTGAGACAGGAAATGTTACTTTGCTCGACGCACACACACCTGTGCCTGATCCATTTTTTCAAACCGTAGCTGAAGGTCCATTGGTCTTCACAACTGGGGGAACTCAGTCAGATGTTGTTCTCTATCCGTTGTCTCAGGTAGGGATGTATGGTAATTTTTCGCTAAACTCACCAGTCAATGACATTGGACCTCCTATCGCTCACTCAGGGATAGAGCATGTTGAATGCCAGGCTGGTCAGATAGAAATCTTTTGGTCAAGGATTGTTACACCCGGCCAAACTGTAAACATGTGGTTTCAGCTCAGAAGCGCATCACCGTCATAACTTAAGGAGAAGACAATGGCTACGTATACACCAAGTAACTTTGCTTTCATCGCCGGTGATGAATTATGCGGTCCACAGAAAATTCCGTGTGCTTTTGGATATTATGCTGAGACTGACACTGAACTTGAGATCTTACAGTCCCCCACAGATGGACATAGTTTTTTCGGGTTAAGAACTGATGGGAGTGGACTTCCTTTAACCCCAGCCGAGAAACTTTTACCTAGCGCGTCGCCACATCTTACCCGTGGTTCGCTCATCTTAATTAATGGGAAAAGTATCTCTGGCTCGCCTGTCGTCCCAAGTATCGACCCGTTTGTTTTGTATGTAATCATCACCTCCGAAGCAGGAGAGGATACAACTTACGATCGTATATTTCATTTTCCTTAAGGAGAGAAACATGACCGCACCATCAGAAGATCCGTCACCCCAATGGGTGCCTCAGAATTTCGCTCATGCGAAAAACTCCCCAGATAGGAACAGTAACATTCCAAGTATTGGGTTCTACATTATTCCGTCTAACCCCCCAGGAGGAACGCCAGCTCCTGGGCAATTGCAGGCTCAAGGATATTTCGGCTCTCATCAACATCGACCCAGTATGAATGATGAGACATCCACTGGTGGGACTAAGTCGGAGAACCAAGGCAATCCTTCTTTAAGCGCTATATTACCTTTTGGCTCAGTTATTTTCTGGGCCTCGGCGTTTGTTTGGCCTGTAAAGTCAAGTGGAATGGTGGCCAGGGTAAACCTAACTCCCGCAGTGGGCTACGGAAAGAAACCAGGAATGACTATCTTTAACACCGCTTTTCACAACTGGTAGCATCGGAGATATTATGCCAGAACCATATTATGCAGCACCGGGTAGTTTGGCTCAGTTTACTCCTGGTGAATTAAGTCCCGATCAGGCTATCCCTAATTTTTACTATATTGATGATGATCCGAACAACTTTAAATTAGATTATGGGTACAAGCTATTTTCCAATGGAGAGTGTTTTTGGGATTCAGTTTCCACCTCGTTAGAAGTTGGCTCTTACATAACTTGTTTAGGAAAAGCTCAAGCTGAAACCAGTCTTAAAACCAGCATAGCTACCTTTAGGGTTATTTCCATTGAGAGGGATTCGAACTACAGGTACAAATATAGAGTAAGAACCAGTATTGGGCCTGACACTTTATTCTCGAATCAGTCATTTGGGGTTGGAAATTCGACAATCCAGAATGTCGCAGGAATGAATTTGCAGTATAAAGGGATTATTCAAGCTGAAGGGGTGATAGGTCAAGATCATGTTATTGCTTTGGGGGTTGATTCAGGGGTAGATGAACATTGTTGGTGTTGGGGTTCTACATTAAAACTACCGCAAGGGCCGCAGTATGCCGCTCCAATTGTTATCTCTCAGATAGATTCTCTAGCAACCCCAAACAATATTAATGTGCATTTTGCTGTTGGGAATCAACCAACGGTAGCTACATTATATTACTTTTACATGGAAGCTTATAAACCAGTGAGTCCCTTATACTAGGAGAGTCCGATGACAATTTTTCAAGATAATTTATTTGTTCAAATGACCCCTGGAGAGGTTAGTCAGGACCAAGCAGTTCGTAACTTTTTTTATTACGATCCAGATGAATTTGTGAATCACGGATTAGCAGCAAACTACTGGTCACCTGCTGGTGAATCTCTTGAGGTCGGGTCTTTAATTACGATGAGAGGGATCTTAGGTAAACAAACAGCAGTTCCGCTTCCTCATCCACACACTTTAACTCAAGTAGTATTTCAGGTCTGGAAAAAGGAAAAAAATCCACCTGGGCATAGGGATAAATACAGGATTTATGTAAACATAGGGCCGGACACTTCATATATAAACACCAATCCACTTACCAACCCTTTAGTCGCCACTGATTTAAATATGGAGCACACGATCTGCAAATACAGGGGTTTTGTTATGTATCAACCTTTTGCACTTGGCCCCACCCCAAATAAATGGTTAATTAACATTGGAGCATCCAGATTTCATCTATCTAAAGGAGATTTTTGTTGGGGACAGCTCGTTACGCCACCATATAGTACTGCTTACTCACAGACCCATTTTGTAGCCGGGGTTATCCCTCTACCTACATATCCGGGTCCAGTAGAACACCCTGAGTCGATTGAAATTGTTTGGAGTGGAACTACTGGGCCGGACGCTGCTGAAACTCATCCAGGGTCTGGTGTGTTTTTCCCTTTTTGGGTCCGGGTAGAGGCTCATCAAATATTAGTCAATGTCTAATTATCAATGGAGGGTTAAATGGCTACAAAATTAGATATAATCAACCAAGCCTATGCCTACTTAGGCAATCCTATGATTAACACTTTAAACATTGCCGATCCTGTTGTGAATGCTATGTCTCAAATTTATGACGCGGAAAAACTTAATCTCTTATCGCTTCATCCGTGGCGGTTTGCCACAAAATGGGCCGAATTACAACCCGCACCTCAACCACCAAGTTATCCTAGATGGGGTTTTTCTTATGAATTACCTCAAGACTACATCACGGCTTACAATACTTATTTCTGGGGAGATTACGAGATAGTTGGGGAGAACGTTTATAGTAATAACAACCCGCCTTGGTTATGGGGATATATTTACGAAGCCTCACCAACGGTGTTTCCAGGATATTTTGTTTTAGCACTGAGTCATCAGATTGCAGCTAAGTCGGCAACATTGTTAACGGAAAACCCTGAGATTGCTAAGTACTGGCAGGAACAGGCTCTAATCCAAAATATGCGCGCACAAAATAGAGATGCTAGTGCCGTGTCTGCTGTTGCAATTAAAGATAACCCACTGCTTGCAAACCATTATTATCGGGGTTTCTAAATGGCTTTCAATATAACCTTCCATGACTTTACACATGGGCAGTTAGATAAGACTTTAAAATCCAGAAGTGACTTGGATATTTATAATAAAGGAGCTTTAGAATTAAAGAATCTAGTCGTACGTCCAGGTGGCGCGGCTAAATCGAGGTTCGGCACAGAGTTTTTGTTTGAGTCCGGGGAGGATGTTGAAAAGTTACTTGAGCCTGAGACTTTAGGGTATCAGATGTTTGCGTTCACCCCTAGCGAAAACCTGAAGCTTTTGATTATTTTAGGAGCTGCACCTGCCGGTGGTCACAGTAGATATCAGTGCTATGTAGAACGCAATGACAGTTTTTGGGGCGGTCTAGACTTGGCTACCGGGAAAATATTCACTATAACATCTACCTCAGATAACTATTTTGAAATAGACACTAAACAGGTTGAGAGGGTAAAGTACCGCACAGCTCAAAATCAGACAGACTTAGTTTTAGTGACAGGAACTACGCAGCCGATTGTTATCACTGCAATAGAAGGTGCAATCCTACCCGCAACGGCTTTACAAACTCGAAACTTAAATTTTAGACGCTACCCGCAACATGATTTCACCAACAGCGGTTACATTTTTCAGCAACCTATTGCCCCCGTAACCCCTCAGGTAGCATACGCATGGCAGATCAGCTTATGGGCATCAGTAGCCGCTGATCCTATTCCTGTCAGCCGCCCAAATGCTACAGCAGATTTCCCTCTGGTGGGGCCAAACAGTTTACCTCTTCTGCACCTAACAAATCCGTTGCCAGCTCCGCCACCGCCAGTCGATCCCACGGTTTTTAATGGATTCAATTATGTCTTTGCCACTCTGGATCAGCATTATGTTGGGGGGTTGGTTCAGATGGCTGGACCTGTTGATGATCCAACCGCACCTATAGGGACAGCTGTCATTGTCAAGGTCCACACCAATGAGTGGGCCTCAATCAGAGTTCTTACCCCCATAGATAAAGGCTGGAGAGCTCCCTTAACAGTAAATGGTGATCAGATGGTGCTCACAGAGCCCGCGTTCTCTTCCCCTACTGGAACGGCCCCCGATATTTTTCCTGGAAGGGGTTGGCCCCGCACCGTAAGTTTTTATGAATCCAGGTTGATCTTTGCTGGTACATCACCGTTACCTCAATCCTTATTTATGAGTCAGACCGGGGCTTTTAATAACTTTGACACAGGGACGGGCGAGCCAGCAGACGGAATAGCTTACACCATTGCGTCTGGAGCTGAAGACCAAATTATCAATATGATCTCAGGCCGTTCACTTCAAGTGTTCACTACCACTAATGAGTTCTCAGCACCTGTCTGGTCTGAACAAGGTCTTACTCCTACAACTGTAACCATCAGAAGACAGACCTCAATAGGAAGCTCTAATTGTATCCCGGCGATTTTGGACAACATGACCATGTACTCCAAACGTGGGGGTAAAGCTGTAATGGCTTTCGAAAGTCTTAACTCAGGTGGAAATACATACAATTCTCAAGATGCTAGTGTTCATAGCTCAGAAATAATAAATAACCCAGTTCACATGACATCATATGTTGAGAATATTGCGTACGATGCCAACTTATTATTTGTAATAAATAAAACTGATGAAGAGAATGAGGGAAATTTAATCTTATTTGAGTCGTTAAGAGAGCAGAGTGTTCAGGCTTGGACAACCTTAGATACAGATGGGGAGTTTACAAATGTAGAGGCGGTTGGGGATGACGTTTTCTTTATGGTAAAAAGACAAGACATAGTGCCTGCCCCCCCGGTCACAAAATGGTCTTTAGAGCGAATGAACTGGCTAGCCTGTCTGGATGGAGCTGTGTCTCACACGGCAGCTACCCCAGGAGTTCCAGGGACAGCAATATCCTTGCCTACATTCATGTGGAATAAGACTGTCGATATAGTTGGATGGACCGGCACTGATCCTCAAAAGGTACAGGGAGTTTGGCTTGGGGAGTTTTTGGTTCATAGTGATGGACAGTTCTTGCCGGATATCCCTGCGTGGTATCCAGCTGGAGGTAACTTTCAGTATTGGATAGGTTTGAAATTTGAGCAACTATTACAAACTATGCCAGTGGATATAAAAACTCAAATGGGAAGTATGTTGTTCTTAAAGAAAAAAATATATAAATGTTATGTAGAGTATATTGACTCTTATCCGTTTTTTGTTAACGGGATTGAAGCTGACCTACGTAGTTTAGCTTTCTCTACCGGACAGTATGAGCCAGGATATATTCCGGGAGTTCAACTTAATACGGCTGAAGAGCCTTTTGCTGGAATATGGATGAGGCCCACCATGCAAAAACTGAATCTACCGCCCACATCTGGGACAGCATTCAGAGGTTTTGTCAGGGAAGCTACAGTTCTAATAACTAACAACCGTCCTTTACCAATGATTATTCAAGGTATTACGGCAGCAACCAGTTAGGAGAAATTATGTTCATTAAATTAGCGGGCGACGGAGTTGGTGAAAAACACACTGGAATGGAGCCGTTTATTATAGGTGCAATGGTGGCGGGGGCTGCAGGAAAAATGTATATGGAAGGTGAGGCTGTAAATAAACAGGAAGAAGCTTTGGAGCTCAAGAGAAAACAAGCCGAAGCTAAAGCCTCACAAGATCAAATTAATCGTGACGAGCAACTTCTGCATGTTCAGTCTGCTCAATTAGCTGAAGCAGCTGCTCAAGGGATGTCATCATCGTCAGGAACATTGGGCGCACTGGAATCCGACTCTTATAATAAGTTCGCCAAATCTAGCGCAACGGGAAAATTTAACTTAGAAAGTCAAAGTCTTGCTATAGACGAACAAATGTCTGAATTAGAAGACAAGTATTGGGCTGATGCTTTTGGTACTGTGGCAGATACAGCTGGGAAAATCTATGGGTTAAAATCCCCTTCCGGGAGTGTGACAGGGACACCTGAAAATACGACTGGGGTTTTTTCTGCGGACAATTACTCAGGTGTACAGCAACATGACTACTGGGGACAGCTTAATCAAAAGACTCAGAGTAGTGATTGGCTTGGGGCAATGATGGGTAAGGAAGGGAACTTCAGTCAACACTTGAGAAAATATGGGGATAAGTAATGGTTAAGACAGTTTACACTGAGAAGACTCCTCTTCAACCAACAGACTTTACATCTTTTGCGGGGGCTGGCGCGGAAGCTTGGTCCCAACAATTCGGACACTTATCAGATAAGGCATACCAAGAAGCACATACCATGGCCATGTCGGACGCAGCTCTGAACGGGATGCAGGAAGGACTTAAAGGCACAGATGCTGAAGGAACTGACAACACTACTGAGGTAAAAAGAAAATATAACCAAACCATGCTTAACACTGCGGGCAGCGTGATAACTAACCAAGTAGCTGCCCAGGCTCAGAACCTATATCAAAGTGCGGTCGCAGAGTATGGAGACACTCCACAAGCGCTTCAGGTATTTAATACTGGTTTAGGGGCTTATGGTCAAAAGATGCAAGCTAATCTTAGTCCAGGGTTGGTGCCGGCGTTTCAGAAGACCATGCTCACGGCTAAAGGGGTTTACGAAAAAAGTCTGCTTAGAGGGGTTGCATCACAAAGCGCACAGAATCAGAAGTATTTGGCTCAAAACCAAGTTAACAAGAGTGCTGCAACTATGGCCACTTTATTCGGGGGGCAAGGAGGCTCTTACGACCCTCTGGTTATTGATACCAACAAAGACGCTCTTGATGCCGCTCGACAATTCAATCGACAGAGTTCTTTAACCGGAAAATCTAGGGCTACGAACGACAACCTCTTACTCAATACGGCAGCTCGCAATATTGCCAACAACATCGCACGACGGCAGGTGTTTACTATACAAAACCTTTCAGAGACGAAACCACCCGGCGCGGAA